GCCCTCATTGTCTGCATCCTTGATCCGTTTGACGTCGGATAGGCCCGCAACACGTATCATCAGTATACCTCCGGCTCAAACGAGCCTGACCCAATTCCGTAGTTATCCCGATTCGCGCTCTGGTGAACCCATACATAGGGTTCAGCAAACGTCATGGCCAGCGCGTCTGCTCTGTCTGGGGAGTCCAGCCCTCGGGCTTTCATATCCTCTTTTCTCTCCAGCATGAGCTGGTCTTTGGTCGGTAAAATCTTGTATGTTGGGGAGATCAGCTGCTCTGCAAGAACCGAGTCATCGACGATATCTGCGCCTGCTTCCAGCCACTCCTTCATCCGAACCCAGCACTCAACACGTTTGTTGTAGTACAGGGGGTCTTCCGCCGGTTTGCCGACATTTACATCAATCACAGGATAGCCGAGAGTGTTCAAATAGTCTACAACACCTGCGCCAAGCCCTATTCCGTCCACGTAAATAGCGCCCATCGGGTAACCTTTCTCCCGATATTCGTTAAATATTCTGGCTACCTGAGCGCCGAGCTGCATGTTATCCAGCCCCCGGTACCCCTTGACCGTGTGCTGTTTACGGCCCTGCCTGGCGGTGATGACCGACTCATCATCCCCGAATCTTGCTGGGTCGCAGCCTATCAGCAGGGGCTGGTACGCGTAGTCCCGATCCGAGAGTTTCATCTCTCTGGCCGCCTGCACCACCGCAGAGCTGATCAGCTGGTTCGATGCCTGTTTAGGAAACTCTCCTCGCACACGCACACGAAAAAAGTCTGAGTCCTCCCCGTGGTCGTCTGCCCACTCCTGCAGCTTGGCCTTGTTGGTCATCTTGCAGGTGCGCGAATCTATGTTGCGCGTCCACCAGCGGTGGCGGTACTTACCGAAGCACTCCCTGAACCTACCGGTATTTCGTGTCGGGTTGCCAAACGTAAACCACATCGCTCTGGGGGTTGTCATCGCCCCCTCAGAAACAGTCCATATCTGGTCCGCGATCCCTGACGCTTCGTCCATTATCATAAGTACGTGAGTGCCGTGCAGCCCCGCAAATGACTCGGAATTGTGCTCTGTCCAGGGGATCGCGTCGATGCCCCATGTCTCTGGTCTGTTCTTCTGGTAAAACCTTGTCGCAGTCCACGTGAACCAGTGGCCGTTGATAGCCCTCTGGTGCCATAGTGAGAGTTCCCGCCACGTCTTGCCTTTGAGCTGGTTCTGTGTGTTCGCGGTTACCCATCCAGCAAGATCAACTCTGGTTGACATGGCCCACAGCACTATCCACGCAGTCTCCGCGCCCTTACCAATACCGTGCCCTGACGCGATTGCGCTCTGTATGTTGGCCATAGGGTCCGCCTTGAGTGCGTCCCGAACCTTCAGTAGCAGTTCGCGCTGCCACTCATCAGGCCCGTCATGCTCCTCCAGATCGGTGCCCAGCTCCCCCCACGGAAAGGCGTACAGCACATACCCGTACGGGTCGTCGTAGAACTGGGCTATGTCTTTGACCAGCTCCGCCTCATACTGGTTTTTCCCCATCTGCTGGGACAACATGGCCTTGGCGGCCTGTGCGTTTGCTGGCGCCCGAAAGCTCGTTTGGCTCTGGGTGCTCATAACAAGTCCTCAAGATCATCAGTGCTGTTTACCGGCTCCACCGGACGGCGGTCTATGTGACTTTGGTCCTCGATCTCATCCACCACCGTTTCTGACTCACCCTCCAACACCCGCGCCTCGACACGGCGTCTGGCCTGGTTCAGCACCTCTGCCAGATCATCTGAGGTGGTCAGCTCCACCACTTCCTTGAATGCTTGCACATCCACGTGCTTGCCGATGATGTCCAGTGCGCGAAGCGCCGGCACCGGCTGGAATTCACCAATGATCAGGCGGCCTTGACTGTTACGAATAGGGGCGAGCTGGGAGCACTTCTCGTATACCGAACGGGCCTGCTCAAGCACCCAGCGTGCGCTGGTCAGGCTCTGTGCCTGTATGGCCTGTACCAGCTGCTCGTTTATGTACTCAATGATGCCGGGTTTGGCCATTGTGCGCCGGGCCAGTGCCTCGAAGGCTTTCTTGATCTGTGCCGTGTTGCCCTCGTTGTCGTAGGCATCCAGATCCTCCTTGAGCTGCTCGTCGTCCTCCTCGTGCGTACGCAAGGTGCGACGAACCGACTCTACTGGGTCGAGGGTATCAGTAAAGTAACTAACAAAATCCACTTCACTGATGGGGTAGTTTTTCAGACGTTTCAGTACCTGATCCGGTACCTCGGGGTAGCGGACCAAGCTATCGTACCCTGCCGGTTTAGGCGGCAAAGTGAAATCCGTCTCGTGGTGTCCGTCTTCGTACATGACTGCGCTCACTACAGGTTTCCTGTTCGTGTGGTTGGCCAAATAAGGCCCGGCACCCAGAGTCCACTGCGATGGGGTTGGCGAGGACCAGGTTCACCCCCAGCGCAGACTCTGTGAGACCGCCCACAAGCCTTCTCTCTCATGAGGACATTATGAGGAGAGCGAGGCAGTGTGGACGGCGACCTTGGGGCCGGGTGTGTCCAATATCCTGTCCGCCTTACGCGCACCGGATGACCAGCGATACGGGTCGTGAAACAGCTTCTGCTCCGCTCCCTTGGCCCGCATCAGGCTGTATATGTCTTGTGTCTTGAATCCAGGTCTGTCTGAGTTGGCCATGATGTGCCCTCTGTCTGCTCCCCTATCGGGTCCTCTCCCCTCGCCGCCCGGGATGCTCTAGCGGCAAGGATCTGATGGTAGCGCACCACCCCGGGGGGTGAGGTGCCCTCATCACTGACGTGATTGTGCCTGTCCGGTGACTGTGCGTCAAGCAGCGCTTCACGCTCCACACGCTCCTGCAGTGCCTCCAGATGCCTTGCCGGGCCGGCTGCGCGTGCGAGCAGGTCCTGATCTGCTTTGCGCACCGCTCTTAGGCGTTGGGCGAGCATGACCATTCTTACACTGGGGCTGCGGTGCTCAGGCACCCGCAGTACCTGCTCTGCGCTCAACAGCTGCATGAGGGTGGCACGGCCGGCGCTGTGCGCGGGTGCAGGGTCTGTCGGCGGCGCGCACTGCAGGCACAACCACCTGTCCTTACCACGGTGGTAACTGATGTCGGTTGTGGGTGCTTCACACTGCAGGCACCTAACCCCCCACACCCAATCGGAGCGGGGCGGCTTGACCTTGGTCAGCGTCAGCGTGTGTGGAGGTAGGTGAATGGACTGAGGCGAGGGGGCCTGGCTCAGGTGCTTATATAAGGCGTTGTAGTGTGTCTGAGTGAGAGCATACCGGGTATCTGGGGCGATGGCCGGGTACAGATGGGGTATGTACAGCTGGTAGGTGCCCGGCTGCTCATCGGGCCGGTGCGCTTGTGGTGGCGTTGTCGGTAGATTGTTTTCAACCCACTTAGGCGTAACAACCCGCAACCGAGGGCGCTTGGGCGCTCGGCGCGTACGCTGTTGGTCTGTGCGGGCGTGGGTGCTCATGGAGGCGAGTATACGCTTGGATGAGGGTCTGGGCAACTTCGTTTCTATACCGGTCGGTAAAGAGTGAACACTTTTTTGTGTGTTTTCGGCGGTCTGGTTGAGTGGATTCGGTGGGTTGTGTACTTATAGAGAACAGTTTGTGTACATAATGTAAAGTGTTGCGGAGTTTCGGCGCGAAAATTTTTGGCGGGTTTTTGTTCGTGTATATATTGTATGGTTTTCTTGCGGCAAGTGTTTGCTTAGTGGAAACAGGTGTCGGTTTAGTAGAAACAGGTGTCGGTTTAGTAGAAAATGTCAGGAGATATTGTCAACATAGTAGAAACTGTCAAGGGGTATTGTCAACATAGTAGAAAATGGTATTGAGTATCGGCGTGAGAATTTTGGGGTATATGAAACTGCGCCCTGTCTCCCTCGCTGATTTTCTCGGAGTGGGTGGCCCCGTCCCTGAATTCCTGCGACATTTCCGCAATATGGGACCCTAAAAACGTTTCACTACGTGAATACCCCAAGGCCTACACCCTGCGAGTCTGCTGGATTTCGCGTAGCGACGCGCAGTTGCTCAGTGTCAGCCCGCCTGGCTGTCGCAGCCACTCGCCCGGAGTGGCTTGACTGTCTACTATGTGTCTGTTTTCCTCTCGCCAGGGGCGGCGGCGCGTGGCGCGGACACTCTTTTATTGTGTGATTCGTGGCACTGTTATGGATACGGTCGGTTTAAAACCGTGCCTTATGTCCTTTCTTGTGACCAATATTTTCGTTTTATAACACCCAGCGAAAAAAGTCTGGAGAAGTGTTTTCCAGATAAGTTTTGGGGA